AGGGGGGGGGCAATAATGACTAAACAGAAACTTGCAACAACAAACCAACTAAAACCAGAAGTGAAAGAGCGTCTTGTTCATTCTTACATGGTGGATAGTGTCTATCGTACAAAAACTTTTAATGGTAAGAATGTAGACAAATCTTTAGAAGAATATCTAGAAGGAAGATTTGGGTACAACCACTTACACGATATTAGAAGTGTTAACGGTGTAATGCATTGGAGTGGTGAAGTTACTGTTGTGGGTTTGTCAGGAAGTTTCCACCTTGAATTATCTTGTCCAGTGGAATATGATAAATCTTTAGAACTAGTACAATACCTATTGAGTATTAAAAAGAATTTAAGTTGTGAAGTAGAGATAAACTTAAATACGGGTAAGGATCAGAGTCTAGGTGAAGTGTTTCATTTAAAAATGGCTATACCTAAACCCCTTCCCGTATCTTGGCATGAAGAATTCTTTACTTCTTTAAACAAATATTGATAAAAGGAGAGCGAATGTTATGACTGTAAGTAAAGATTTAGCTAAATACACTGCACAACAACTTATTGTCACACAATTAACACATCAATGTGATGCAAGAGATACCCTACACCAGTTTGATTACGATGATGAGTTTCTACTAGAAGTTAATAAACAAGTGGGGGGTGATTATTGAATCTCTACAAAACGTAGCGATAAGTTGAATTTAAAATACCAAGGGATGTTACCCAACTATGTAGCTGAAAGTCAACACCCTGACAATGTTTAAAGAGAGGAAAGAGAAATGAAAGCACAACAAAAGGTTTCACTGTTAACTTATTCAAGTTCGTGACACTACCTATTGTAATCTTCACACTTGTCTACACTGGCAGTAATGTTACAGCCGTTCTTCTAGGGTTGCTATACTTACTAACTATCAAGGTTAAGAGTGTGTTTCTTAAGAAAGATTTTTGATGAGGTGATTAATCAATGGTAAGTTATTTTGAAAAACTAACAATAAAACATGAAAGTTTATTATCAGGAGAGGGTTACACGGTTGAGATCACACCTGACAGTAGCCGTATATTCAATGAAGTGATAGATATAGAACTAACTTTCTCAGACCAAAGAATAAACACAAAACTGTCATGTGAGGAAACAGTTGAACGTATCCCTATTCTTCTTGGTATTCTAGAAACCTACGCCAATATGTATGTTACTTATGGTAAGGAAGAAAGGGAAAGACAATTCAAAGATAGATTAATGGCTAGTTTAGAGGGCATAAGACAATAAGGAGGGACAAGTCGTGATTAATTACCCAACACAAGAAGATGTTATCAACACATATATTGATTTTGTTACTTGTATCAATTATAAACACATTGCAATACCGTTCATGGGAAAAGAAATTAATAGCGATGAGATGTTGCAACGACTGGTAGAAGGACTGATGGAACTTGAACAAACCTATGGTGACAAACTAATTTACAAAGTTGGTGTGGATTACAATGTGGTTGTAGAGGAGATTGATAGTCGTCATGTTAATGCTAAGGTTGTGATGATTGAGAAGGAGAAAGTATGAGCAATATTACGTTTGTAAAAGGTTGTGCAACAATTGACTGGATTACATTTAGCGATGGGACGGAAACTTGCACAATTAAACACGGAACAAAAAATAACTGGTCGGTACCATTAGAGTTTGATGGATTAAACCATATCCAAGTTAAGATTGAGGATGGTACTTGTGATTTGATTCGTCTTGGATTGGTGAAGGATGCTTTGAATCGACTAGGTGTTAAAGATGTTAAACTAACACTTGGTTATTTCCCTCAAGCACGAGCAGACCGTGTGTTTCAAAAAGGACAACCTTTACCATCTAAAGTGTTTGCAGATATCTTGAATAGTTTCGGTTTCAGTAAAGTTTACATTTATGACCCACACAGCGATGTTACATCAGCTCTTATTGATAATGTAGAAGTAATTACACAAACAGATTTATTACGTAACAAGGTTACCGAGATTTCACGTAAGTTACCAAACTTTAAATTGTGTGCGCCAGATTTAGGAGCAACTAAAAAGATTTTTGACAGTGTAATGATGTTAGGTCATGAGGACTATATCCAAGCTGTTAAGATTCGTGACGTTAAAACAGGTAACATTGTAAAATGTGACTTGACAGTAGATAATGTGGAAGGTAATATTCTTATACTAGACGATATCTGCGATGGTGCTGCCAGTTTCAAATTCTTAGCTCAGAAACTAAAAGAGAAAGGTGCTGATAAAGTAGGTTTGTTTGTAACACACGGTATCTTTTCGAAAGGTTTAGAAGTTTTAGAAAAAGATGTGGATTTTATCTGGTGTTCTAATATAATCGGTAGCTATATTAATGAACAAGATGTTTGGAGGTTTAATGACAATAACTGACCGAAAGATTGAAGTGGAACCATTGTTCCTTGGTTTACTATATAAGGTTGTGGAGTATAAGAAGTTAGATAATGGTTATTATGAATCTTGGTATTCTACTACAAAAACAATCCACACTTCTTACGAAAATGCTTTAAAATCACTTTCAAATTTTAAATAGGAGAAATATATGACAATTAATGCAAGTTGGGCACAAACAGATTTTTACAAAATGTTCCACAAATCAGCTTACCACCCAGATATCACTAAAGTTTACTCAAACTATACATCCCGTAACGGGCGACTAAGTAATGTCAAAGATAACAAAGAAGTTGTATTTGTAGGTTTGCAATACTTCATCAAAGATGTTCTTATCAAAGAGTGGAATGAAACATTCTTTAATCTACCAAAACATGCAGCTATTCGTTCTATTAAACGTATTACCGATAGCTGTCTTGGGTTTGATTACGATGCATCTCACTTCGAAGATTTACACGATTTAGGCTACCTGCCATTAGAGATTAAAGCTTTACCAGAAGGTGTTAGTGTTCCTTATGGTGTTCCACCAGTAACATTTGTGAACACAGTAGATGGTTTTCAGTGGTTGAGTAATTATATTGAAACCTCGTTCTCAACAGAGAATTGGCCTATCCAAACATCAGCTACTACAGCTCGTGAATATTTACGAAATACGATCGGTGCTTTTGACCGAGCAGGTTTACCACACGACTTGGTGCCGTTTATGTGTCATGATTTTTCAATGCGCGGCTGTTTTGGTCGTCATGCTGCAGCAATAAGTGGTTTCGGTCACTTATGTAGCTTTGCAGGAACAGATACAATACCAGCTATATTATTTGCTGAGAGATATTATAATGCAAATGTAGAGAATGAATTAGTTGGTACGTCAGTACCAGCAACGGAGCACTCTACTGCAACAAGTTACATCACTTCTATGGCAGAGGAGAAAGGTATCACCAAGCTAGAAGCAGAAGTAGAGTATGTTCGTTACTTAATGGATAAAGTTCCTACTGGTATCTTGTCACATGTATCAGATAGTTTTGACTTCTGGAAGTTTGTAAGTGAAGGATTACCTATGTTGAAAGAGGATATCCTTAAACGTGATGGTAAACTCGTTGTTCGTCCAGATTCGGGCGATCCTGTAAAAGTTCTTTGTGGTTATACTGCGGATGAAGTTGAATACAGTGATAAGACAAAATCTTGGTACAAAAAACCTTATGACGACAGTATGTTTGATAGTGATGGTATTTATGAAGCTGAAAGTGTGTCTGAGTGGGAAGTAAAAGGTCTCATTGAGTGTCTAGGTGATATCTTTGGAACCACAGAATCCCCAACAGGTTTGAAACTTCTACATGATAACATTGGAGCCATCTACGGTGATAGTATTACACTAGAACGTCAGAAAGAGATTATTAAGCGTTTAGAAGCTAAAGGCTATGCAGCTATGGTTGTTCTTGGTGTTGGTAGTTACTCATATCAATACGTAACTCGTGATACACATGGGTCTGCTGTAAAAGCAACTTGGGTTGAGAAGGCTGGTAAGGGTGTGGATGTATTCAAAGACCCTAAAACAGACAGTAAGAAGAAATCTGCAAAAGGGTTACTACGTATTGAAAAAGAAAACGGTAAGTATGTAGTGTATGATCAGCAAACACCAGAACAAGAAAAACAAGGTTTGTTAGAAACTGTATTCAAGGATGGAAAACTACTACGAGAAACCTCTCTCTCAGAAATCCGTGAACGTGTAAAACAATCATTGTAAACCTATATACTCTTAGTCTCCTATAAGCCCCTCTACGGGGCTTTTCTCATATCTGGACAAAACTATACCTCTATCTCCCTAACACCTCCCACAGAGCTTCACAGCTCGAATAACACCTATTAAAACGTATTTAATAAGATTTATAATATTCATCCTTCTACTATCAAGTAAACTTATCATTTTATATGTTACACGTAACATTCTAACGATCATTCTTATAAAATCAAATCTATGTTACAAGCAACATTATCCTGCCTAGATCCTCCCTTATTCAAAATATCAATAACTTACGTTAATTACCACTTCTTCTTATTAAATTTCCTACCTAAAATATTTGACATACTCTTTACCGTGTATCACCTCTGAGAAATATCTACCCTAGAAATATCCAATCCTTGTCAACACTGTGTTCTGTTAATCTGGAAGATTAAGTTATGTATACCTTGTTGTGTTACAACAAAGAGTAAATAAATTTTTATTAAAACCCTATTAATTTGAGTAAATATTGATGTTTTTGAGGATAGAAATATCTTGGAGGAGAATAATAAAAATTTTTGGGAGGTGTGATTATTAGTGTAAGAGTGTACCTGTTGATATGGAAAATATCTATAAAAATCGCTAGTTTCAAGCTTAGCAATATGATACTGAGTCTTATTCTCATTCTCAGAATTGGCAAATATCATGCCACATTATCACCCTCCTTCTATGCTCCGCATCCCTTGTCACATCTACAGTTGAGAACTATTCTCAAGTCCCAAAAGAGTAACATTTGTTGGTCGTGATACATGATAATGATTCTCATTTAATACTATATATTTGATGCTCCGCATCGAACACTAATCATTTGTTGAGAGCGTGTATTATTATTGGAATGATTCTCATTCAAAGCTGGTTATGTGTAATTGCTGTGTAATTAAAAGGTGGTTGATACTTTAAAGCGTAGCTTTGATGTGATTTGTATGTCGTTGCGTGAGCAACTTGTTAAGCATCCTTACCGGATACTATAACAATTTTCCCAGCTTCACTCCCTACCCCAAACATATATTTGATAACTACGTTATCCAGTAATATTCCTTTAAAGCTCCCGCTTTATCTAACAACATCCTCAAAACTCCGTTTTAACTAAAGATATACTCACACGATAGCTATCTATTGTTATCATTAATTATCAGTGTAAAGGTATACTGGTTCAATGCGCTGCATTAAGAGTATAAACGCTTATTTACTAACGTAAATGAGAATAGTTATTATTTGTGTTGACATTATATATAACATGTGATATATTAAGCTATATAGGGGTATTAACTACACTAGGTTAGTATTATTAATTGTATTTAATATAAGAGGTTACATGATAAGAAACAAACCAGATAAAGATGTTCTGACTTCCACTTATTGGAAGGGTATTGATAGACTTTTGAATGCTTCTCACTGGGTAGATTTAGACGGTGTAGAACATAAGTTATCAAGCGGATTAAAACTCTACTATAACTACCGTGTAAAACGTTATAAGTTCTTTAAGAACAACGGATGTAATTATAATGAATCTAATAAAACAGTGGCTAAGGTACTGGGGCAAGGTTTGGAGACAGTTAGAAAGAATTATAACCCACAACTTAGATCAATGGGTTTACTTGTCACTGTTGGGAAGTTCAGTGAGAATAACATTAATTATGTTATCAATGATCTTTCTGTTCTTAATGGTTGGTTGATCAATAAACATGTATCAGAAACACGATTAAAATCTATCGAGTACGAAAAGAAAGATAGTTTCACGTGGGAAGATATGAAGGTTTTAGAACATAATCAAAGAGTGGCTGCAAACCTTAAGATTGACAGTGAAAAGAAAAGGACGGTTATTGATTATGATGAGTATCGAGAGTTTTTAGAGTTTAAAAGTAGAAAGGTAAAGAACAATGCCAAGTAAGAAAGAGTTTAAGATTATTAATGATAAGTATACGGTTCTTATCGGTGATCGTGGAGGTGTGGAGGTTTATAGTAACTATCGAGTTAAACCTTTAAAAGTGTACGGGAAGAAAAAGGACGGGGTGAGGTTTGTTAACCTAACAGTTGATAAGATAGAAGGACCACTTCCTTATGACATTGAGCATATAAAAGAAAGTTGTTTGAACGGGTCACGCTTGCAAGCAATGACTGAAGAGGAAGTTAAACAAGCTTTAAAAAGGGATGACTTGCCGGAATTACTAGATAATGTAGAGGATATAGAGAGTTTAGAGAGAGATTTTGATCGGTTTGGTAATGTGGTTTATATTGATTATCTCCCTGCGTATCATGTGTTTTATAATAAAGTGGTAATGACTCAAAAATCAAATGGTTTTGAGAAGTTCTTTTATCGTGCAACTATTAATAATACTATAGACAATCAAACAATAAGCCAAAACACAAAAACATTCACTAATAAAGATAAGGTTATCTTTTCAGACGTAACAGAAATCAGTGATCAAGAATTAGAATCAATCTTTAAGATTGTAAATGAAGAGAGAAAACAACGTAAACTGAAAGCGTTTCATTCTGATTTTAGTAAAGCTTATCTTAATAAGAGTAGAAACGAATCAATTAACTATAAGATTTATCAGGAAGACACTTTAAAAGGTAGTGATACGTAAACAAAAACCCGCCAATTATGGCGGGTATCTTCTTTTAATCTTTAAAGATTTTGTGTGATATAGATCACATATTACCTAATATTCTTTTTGTTTACTTCATTAATAATCTTTTGCATCTCTTTAATTGTAATCGTCACTTCAGTTTCTCTTTGTTCAAACCAAAACTGGCCAATTAAACATGTTACATCAAAACAATCAAAGTCCGTATTGTAATGATAATCTACAGCTAAACAATTGCGTAAATCAAAGTATTGACCGAGAAAATCACGGCAATGATCGGTTAATTGCTTGTAAAATTCTTGCGAGTAATGATCGAGGCTATAATTTTTAACTGCATTAATATCTAATACATTAGATTCAACTTCAAAGCTTATCGGTAACATAATTTAACCTTATTTATTCAGCATTCAATATTTCACAAAATTCTTGTGTATTCACTTTCTTACAATCTTTTATTGCATCTTTTGGATTAGTTAGCCACAAAAGAAAGCATACTATTACAACAAATAAAACCATGCAGAAAGTGTTGTTTTTATTTTGTTTTCTCATAACTTTAATCTCTTATCTTGTGAATATGTTTGTATAGTAATTGAGTTATTGTTCATTGTCTGTGATCGATATCACATAACAAATCTTTTCATTCCCAACTGTTCAACATCCCAATCCGTTAACACTTCTTGTTTACAATCACGATCAAGCGCAATTATAGGGTTATCGTGTTGATAACAATCGGCCCACGAATAATAATAGATATCCATCCATTGATATCCCCTCCAAATTACTGCACGTATGCCACTATGAGCCGTTTTACTATTATCTGATACACTTGCTTTTCTTTGTCTGCAGCTCCACTCAGAAAGCCTTACAGCTCGTTTAATTCGCTTTTGTTGTGCTTTATTTAACTTCATAAGTTAAAACCTCTTTATTCAACTGCATTATACTTTTAATATTGACAAAATTTTGAATAGCCTCTTCTGTTGCATATTCCAAGTTGATAGCTGTTATATAACTATGAGTAATATAACCAAAATCTGTATGACATACAACAAAAACCTTAAAACTTGGATTGTATTCTTCGTATAAAGTCATTGTTCAGCCTGTTTGTTTCTATGATATGAGTATAACAAACAAAGAAAGGTTTGCAACGTTTAAATAAAAGAAAAGCCACCAAAACGGCAGCTTTTGAATACTTTGTGACTTATATCACGTTTTAAAATTGTTTTCGCTTGTTATCTCTTCCACGTTTACGGTTTGGCTTGTTGCGCTTATCTTTTCGCTGTTGCTTAGTTTCCCACTCTTGATCCATCTCTGAAGGCTTAAAGCC